GTATTAGATTAGCAGGGAAACGACCTTGTTTATAGTCCTTTTTTTCCATACCTAAAAATCTTCCATAAATACCATTTTTCCCACTTCCATTCACACTACCATTGTTCCTTGCTCCACTCTCACCAACTCTACATTCATCAATATTAATGCCAGCAGTTCCCCACTTTAATGTATTCTTAGCAATAGTCTTTTCACTTAAAGGCTTACGAGCCATTGTAATAGGTTCTAAGGCAGGCTTAAGGGCAGTTCCCCAACCCTCGTATTCACCTTCGCCCTCACCAAGCTTATCAATTGATTTACCAATATTATGACTCTTAGGGAAACCACTACCATATACCCAAGCAATCATATCTCTAATCTCAAAACCAGCATCTTCAATATTAATAGCCATTCTATGTTGTGTTCTAGTGCCAGCAAAAGCCAATAGATGACCACCTGGCTTTAAGACTCTTAATGCTTCTTCCCAGATTTCTTTACTAGGAACATCATAATCCCACTTCTTACCCATAAATGATAAACCATAAGGAGGATCTGTCACGATACTATCTACCGAGTTATCTTCCATTGCTTTCATTGAGTCAAGGCAGTTGCCTAATTTTAGTTCGTAATTTTTCATTGTTGTTTATCTCCTAAATGCTCTATCGTATTTCCAGTCATAATATTTTTTAGATATATAGAATGCTAACATCCAGCCTAATAATACTCCTTTTATCATCGCGACTAACATTATATGCTCTCTCCCATAATCTCTTTCCATCTAGTATCGTAATATCTTATGAATTCCCTATAATTATAATTCCAAGTTATCCCAAATGTTGCTAAAAATACTACTATTGCTACCATTAATTCCATTTTTTACCCATATGTTGTTTATATATAACAATTATAACACTTTTTACACATATCATCCTTGGCAGCTCAGGCATTCTTCCTCCTGAAAATCTTCAAGTTTAACTCTCTCTACTTTCTTGCCTACTTGTTCTGCAGTAGCACCAGTGTTAGTCCTAAGGTAATATAGTCCTTTAAGCTTACCTTTCCAAGCACTTAAATGCACCTTATTTACATATGACGCTTCACTACCTGCAGGGAAGAATAGATTAACTGATTGACCTTGACAAATCATAGGTTGTCTTTTGCTAGCATGTTCTACTACCCACATTTGATCTAACTCAAACGCTGTTTTGTATACATCTTTTTCCCATGAGTTCAAATAATCCAATTGTTGAACACTTCCCTCATGATGAATAATATTAGTCCATTGCTCATCTATCCATTCTTCGGGCTCACCAAGACGTAGCCTGTGTTGCTCAAGTGTCTTGCCAAGGTATTCATTTTTAACCAAGTGAGCACCAACGCGAGTCCTGTGAGTATAAGCATTAGACTTAATTGGCTCAATAGAAGCACTACAGCCACAAATGATACTGGAATTAGCATTAGGAGCAATAGCGAGAAGGTGAGCATTTCTTTTATTCGTTCCTTTACCATCTGGATAGTCTCCTCTTTGTTCTGCAAGATATGTAGTAGCATATAGTGCTTGTGTCTTTATATGTTTGAACATATTAATATTTCTACCAGTAGCCATAGCTGACTCCCAAGGTATGTTCTTCTTCTGTAAATATGAGTGGAAACCCATAGCACCTAAGCCTAATGAACGCTCTTGTCTTGCACTATGAACTGCTTTAGATAACTCCTTAGGTGCATTGTCGATAAATTCAGTAATAACATTATCTAACATAGTGATTAAATCAGCTACCAAGGTTGTATCTTCCCACTCGTCATACTTTTCTAAATTAACACTAGACAAACAACACACAGCGGTTCTATCGTTGGATGTAGGTAAATGTATTTCATTGCATAAGTTTGAACCTTTGATTTCAAGTCCTTTCTCCTTTAATGGTTTTGGTAGGTGTCTATTAGCTTCGTCAATAAAGTTAAGGTAAGGCTCTCCAGTTCTAAAACGGACTTCGATAAGTCTTTCCCAAAGTTCCCTTGCTTTGATAGTATCCTTGACTTTACCATCGTTAGGATCAACCAAAGACCACTTGCGATTGTTAATGACACAATCCATAAAGTCATCAGTGATATTAACAGCGTTATTGATGTTAAAGCACTTACGGTTTGCATCACCCCCTGTCGGCATTCTAATGTTAATGAATTCCATAATGTCTGGATGTGAGATATTAGTGTATGCGGCATAACTTCCTTTTCTTGTTTGTCCTTGTTTATAAGCTGTCATTGCTGAGTCAGCTACTTTAATGAATGGTATTGGTCCTGGTGCTTTATCACTAACAGGTCTAACGTCTCCCCAATGACCACCTACACCACCACCTTTAACAGATAGCCACGCTAATTCAGCCTGGTGTTCAATTAAGCCCTCCAATGTATCAGGAATGTAAGACATAAAGCAACTAATAGGTAATCCATTTGCTTTATCGCCTGGTGCTGGTGCATTACTAAGGATCGGTGAGGAAAACATAAACCAGCCATTACTAACTGCATCATATAACCTCTGTGCTAAACCTAAGTCACCTCCAGAATAAGCCACACAAGCTCTTGCGTATGCTTCTTGGGGTGATTGTTCGTCTCCTTTAAGATAATACCCTTTAACAAGCTCCTGTGCCTGCTCGGACATATTCTTATCCCTTGTTCTATCAATTTGAATACCTAAATACTCTTTTATCATAATTTGTTTCCCTTAAAAATGCTCAATGTAAGATACTATTATAGCCAAAACTATCCAAATGTCAAGTGGATTTATCCAAAAATTCCTCTTTTTTTTCAATTAATTTTTCACTGAATTTATCGAGGATATCTTTAGGTTCAATCTCCAGAATGTCACAGAGGAGACACTCATCGTATCCCTCAGCCATAATTCTTTCTTTAAGTTCATCAATTGTTAGCATTTTTTTAGTTCCTTGATATCAGATAAAGAGAAAATCTTAATTTCATTCTTTATACACCATTCACGATAAGTGATTTTACCGCCTTTTCGCGTCTTTTTATCTGGGTTAGGCATAAGGAATACCAATTGTTTACCCTCATCTTTCATTTTGTTAGCAATAGCCTTGTATTTTTGTGTATCACCAGTCCTAAAAAATCCTTTGACTTCAATATATTTATTACCTTTAACGAAATCTGGTGTATAATTCCTATGAACTACATAAGGGAACTGCATTGGCTCATATTCCCATTCGTCTCCCAGTAGTTGATGACATTCTTTTTCTAATTTACTCCTATATTTAATCATTATTGTCCTCCATTGTAAAAAACTCTTTAATCTCTTGACTTACCACTCTACCATCGTTATCAACTTCGATAACCTTAGGCTCTTTAACTACTTCCACAAGGTATCTAGGGCCTGTAGAGTAAATAAAGGTTCTCATATTTTTCCAACAGTGCTTTTTATATGAGCAATAAGAGCAACCAGTAGGAAGCTTCATATTACCTGATTTACCGTCAGGAATAGGCTCATAGCACTTCTCAGGTGGTTCTTCTTGTTTAATCATCTCTTTTACTGATACGATACGCTCTCTAATCGTCTCATTGTTTAATTTCTCATGATGTTCTGAGTCATTATCATTCATATCATACTGTAAGACTGTAAGATTGCCTAATGTTTTATCCATAACTAACCAACCAAACTTAGTATCACCGTCAGCTTCGGCATATCCTTTGATTTGATCTACATATCCGAAAGGGTCGTTATCGATTAAACTCCCATCCTTGAATTTCTTAAAGCTAAACGTTGAAGCACTCTTGACATCCACTAGGACACCATCAATCTTACAGTCCATAGAGCCACTAATGCCCTCTACTGATACCCTGGCTTGCTCATGTGTCACCTTATGACCTGATAGCTTAACCAAAGACAATAACATCTCTTCGATGAGATGACCATAAAGGAACTTAATTCTGGTTGAAGCTGTCAATGGCTCTCCCTCGTATCCTTTAGTCAAATACCACAGTTGTCTATCTTTCTTACCAATGTTTGACATACGTAAATTATTGCCACCTCTATATTCTTTTAGGTTCTGCCTAAGAATATTCTTCATGTTCTCTCCAAACGTGTTGATTATGGCTTCTTGATCTACATATTCGGACACTTCTTTTGTATCCATGAGCTGATAAACATCAGCAACTAAATCTTTAATTTTCTTCATTTTTCTTACTCCTTATTATTAGTGGGTTAATCCCCAGTGATGACCTATCTTATATTCCGCATCCATAGGACACTTCATTTGATAGTATTCACCTGCTTCTTTAAAAGCTTCTACTGCCATTCTTCCGAATTCATCTTCGTATCCTATAGCTACCTCTACCTGCATCTCATCGTGTATGTTTAAGACGTGATGATAATTGATGTGATTAACTTTGTCCTCAAGTATAACTAAAGCACGCTTCATAACTAAAGCACCTGCTGATTGTAATAGGTAATTCAATGCCTTATACTGTTGATCTACAATTATTTTTCTACCGTTAAGCCCTGTAATCCAACCCTTAGCAGCAACTCGCTTAACTTCTGATCGTAGATTTTCAAATGATGGCATGTTATCGAAGAAATTTCTTTTAATTCCTCTAGCTTCCTTTGATGTTCTTCCAATAGTTTTGCCGAGCTTATCGTCTCCTGCGCCGTAAATAAGTGCAAAGATGAAAGCTTTCGCTGTATCTCTTGAT